TTACACAAATAAGTGAAATGCAATACAGATACGGAGAGTAGAATATGTCAACATCGCCAGTAGCATCAACAACATCAAGTATTACTATAAATGCAAGTACAAGTAATATAACAGAGTTTGTGTCTACTTCTAATCAGACTACGTACTCAATTACTTATGTTCCTGGCTCAATACTTGTATTTTTGAATGGAATATTACTAGACAATGGAGTAGACTATACAGCTACGAACGGCACTTCGATAGTTTTAACAAACGGAGCAGCAGCAGATGACGTTCTCACAGTAGATAAAGGAGACTATACTTTTACTGCTACTGAGACAGCTACTTTCGCAACAGTAGACGATGCCACAGCGTTGGCAATCGCATTAGGATAAATTATGGCAAATACATTTAAAAACGCTTTTGCAGCAAGTGTAAATCACTCAGCCTATGTTGATTTGTATACTTGTCCTTCAGCGACTACTACAGTAATTCTTGGACTTGCATTGTGTAACAAAACAGCAAATGCTGTAGATGCTACTGTGCAGATACAAGATACATCAGACTCGAACAATGACTTTCAAGTTTTGGATACTGTAAGTATTCCTCCAAGAACAACATTGGAAGTGTTGGCGGGGCAAAAGTATATACTCGAAACGACGGATGTTTTACGAGTAAAGTCGGGAACAGCCTCTGCACTGGATGCAACTCTTGGAATTATGGAGATAACCTAATGCCTTTTCTTGGGAGAGCTCCTACAATCGGTGCAATAGATGACAACATTGTTACTTCTGCAAAGATTGTTGATGATGCAGTTACTTCTGCAAAGATAGCAGACGATGCGGTGACAGCCGCAAAAATTGCTGATGCTGTTCAGCTGGGAGCATATACAGACTGGGCAGTAAAAACAGGAACATATACTGCGGTAAACAAAGATCAACTTATAGCAAATAGTGGAAGTGACTTTACAATTACACTTCCTGCAAGCCCAAGTGCAGGAGATACAGTTGTAGTAAAGAATGTTGGTGCGGGAACAGTAACAATCGCACGAAACAGCTCAAACATAGAAGGATCAGCACAGGATGGTACTCTTGCGGCTACAAAAGCAATGCAAGTTGTTTATGTAGATGGTACTTTAGGCTGGAAGGAGATTTAAATGCCATATACATTTGGTGGATCAGGCGGTGGTAAGTCTGTATTACAAACTATAAGTTTTATAAACAGTGCTACTTGGTCGCCTGCCCAAGATATGAATGCAAAAATTTATGTTATAGGAGGCGGTGGATCAGGAGGATACGCTAATTATAATGCGACTGGAGGAGGCGCAGGAGGCTGTGCAGTCACTATTGCTGATTTAGATGCAAGTACAACCTATACAATTACGATTGGCGCACCTGGGGCTGCTACAGCAGGACAATCGACTGGAGTAAATGGTAATGCTGGAGGTGCTTCTTCTTTTTCAGGGTCTGGAATTAGCACAATGACAGGCAATGGAGGAGGTGGAGGACAGTATGACACTACAGGCAATGGTACAGGTACAGAAGTAGGAGGTACTGGAGGGTCTGCAACTGGTGGAACTTATGGAAATTTTACTGGAGGTGCAGGAGGAGCAATAAGCGGTACTGGAGCTTATTATAAAGCAACTGGGGGTGGGGCTGTAGGTCTTTGGGCGACAGGAACCGCGGCACCTGGAGTAGTAGGAAATACAAACAATCCTAATGCTGGATTTTATCTCAGTACGTCAGGATATTCAATGGCAGCTGCATCAGGAGCGAGTGTAGGCGGTACTTATTTAAACTTTCTTGTTGACTCCGCTGATAGCACTTATTCTGATATAGTTAGACAACCTGCAGGAGGTTTGATAAGTCTTTCAAGTATGGGGGGCGGTACTCATCTTGAGACTACTAATTATGGCTTTTCTTACGATAATGATTCTAGTCAAGGGGCTTTACCAATGGGATTAGGCGCACCCCCAATTTACATTGCTGGAAATACATCAATGACACACATTCAAGCAGGGGCTTTTGCAGGAGGAGGTCCTTTGCTTTCTAGCTCAACTAGCAGTTACTGGGGATTAGCAGGTGTTGGAGGCCTTGGCGGTGGTGGTGGAGCTTCGTTAGGAATGGCAGGCTCATCTGACTATTGGAATGTTGGAGGCCAGGGCGGAGGCGGATGTATCCTTATCGAAGTTTTGGAGTACAAATAATGACAATTAAAGTTACAAAAGACGGAGTAAGTAATTTTATTATAGCTGATATGGAATTTGCAGAAAAAGCCTACCCAAAAAGTGAAGGCTACGATTGTGAGTTAGTTGTGAAAGACCCAGTTATAAATAACGCAAGTAAAGAGAGAGATGGGAGAGTTTGGAGAAATCAAGAGCTAAAAAGAACAGATATAATTGCACAGACCCCCGACTGGCCTGACCATGATAAGTATCTTGCATACCGCACGAAACTCAGAGACTGGCCAAGTACATCAGACTTTCCTGATACTAAGCCAACATTATAGGAATAAAATATGCCTTTTATAGGAGAACAACCAGCAGAGAGAGCAACATTAGGAGTTGTGGCACGAACAGGCACAGTGACAATTGAATTATCTGTGCCTGGTACTATAGTTGTCACAACTCGTTCAGGCACAGTAAATGTAGGAGTAACATAATGGCAGATAGATTTCCACTGGTAGTGGATTCATCAAATAACAATATTAAAGAACTTCCTTCAGGAGACAATCTTGACTTGACAGGAAGCGGTATTGTTACATCTTCAAACGGCAATATAGCTCTTACTCCCAACGGGTCTGGAGTTGTTCGCATTGATGGATCAAATGGAATTGACATAGAGTCAGGCTCAATCGCAATTAAAAACAGCGGGGCTGTATCAAATATCAAACTGTACTGTGAGTCAAGCAATGCTCACTATGTTCAGTTGCAGTCGCCTGCACACGCAGATTACAGTGGAAATGTTACTCTTACACTACCCTCTGCAACTGGTAAGATAATAGGAGCAGATGCGAATAATGTTACAACATTGCCAGGGGGCACTGTAGGTAACTCTACAGCGATAACATCTTCTTCAAATGCAGCAACTATAAACTTGCGGTTGGGAGACAGTTTTACACATACACTATCTGAGAATGTAACATATACTTTCTCAAACCCTCCTGCATCAGGAAAGCTCGCAGTATTTATACTCAAAGTAGTGCAGGACAGTAGTGCACGAACAATTACATGGCCTGGCACAGTTGACTGGGCAGCAGCAACAGCTCCTACACTTTCTACAGGTAGTGGAGATGTAGACATATTTGTATTTTTAACTGTAGATGGTGGATCAACTTACTACGGAATTACATTAGGACAGGATTTAGGATAATGACAGTACGAGTACTAGCAGGAGGAGGCGGGAGTTCTGAGCCAAGAGATGATGATTTTAAGCTTGTAACTACACTTCTTCAAGCGAATAGTTATGGTGTAAGTGCTGGTAATGGAGCAAATAATTCTACTATTTTAGATAGCTCAGGAAATAGTTACACACAAACCATATCTGGAGCTCCTTGTCAGGGAAGAGATAGTCCCTTCAGTGCGCCTGCAGGATACTGGTCTACTTATATGGATGGTGGAAGTGAGTATTATAAAATCGCTACACACGATGATTTTGCTTTTGGTACGGGTGCTTTTACGATCGAGATGTGGATTTGGAGGCAGCAGGCAACTCATGGCTACAGTGGGCAGATGGCTTTGTACGATGGTAGAAATGGTGGAGGTAGTAACAGAGTTATGTTGTATATAAATGCTAGTGACAAACTCGTTGCAAGCATAAATGCCTCAGATAAAGGAACAAGTAGTAGTAGTATTCCTGATAATCAGTGGGTTCATGTAGCTCTAACTAGATCTGGAAGCTATGGTTACTTATTTATAAATGGCACACAAGAGGCTTATTTTTCAGACTCTACAGATATTGCAAAGCCAAGTTCTCATTTATATATAGGTGTTGAACAAGATGCAAGTAGTAATGATTTTTTAGGTTGGATGTCAAATGTTCGAGTTTTAAAAGGAACTGCGGCATATACAGGTAGCTATAGTGTAGCCTCAACGCCTTTTACTGCAATTACAAACACTAAACTACTGATTGCAAGTACAAACGATATGTTAGAGGATAGAAGCGATAGTAACCATACACTTCTTGCAGTCAGCTCCCCAGAGCAGAATTCTTTTTCTCCATTTCAGCTTCCAGCTGGTTCAGCTGCTTATGATGCTGCGGTACATGGAGGCTCAATAAGTTTTGAAAGAGCTGAGAGTGAGTATATTACTATGTCAGATAGTAATTTTGCAATGGGCACAGGTGCTTTTACAATCGAAGCGTGGGTTAAGTTTACGAAGAATAATGAAGACCATGGTATATATCATACTTCCTCCTCTTCGATTGGCACGGGATCAACTGAGGGCCCTTCTATTGGAGTTGCAACTGGTAGTTATTACTGGACTATATATGGTGGTGCAGGCACGAAAACTTTTGATAATACTCCTAAGCCACAGATGTATACTTGGTATCATGTTGCCCTTGTTAGAGCTTCTGATAATACTACAAGATTTTATGTAAATGGGGTGCCAGCAAATGATGGGGGAGTTACTTCTTGGAGTGATAGTACAAACTATACAACTTCTAATATTGCAGTCGGTACATACTATCAAAATCCCTACTCTCATACAGGACAGATAAGTAATCTTAGAGTTGTAAAAGGCTCTGCAATGTATAGCGGTGGTGGATTTACTCCTCCAACTGCTCCTGTAACTAATACTGGTTCGGAGACAGTACTTTTACTAAATGGAACAAATGGAGGTATTGTTGATGCTTCAAGAAACTTTAATTTTCGAACGAGAGGAAACACTCAGGTAGATACTACGACTAAAAAGTTTGGTACTGGAAGTATTGAATTCAATGGCCATACTTCAGGACAACAACTAGAAGGTCCTGCAAATGTACATTATGGAGGTAATCAGCTACACAAAATTTTAAATCAATATAAGTTTACTGTTGAGTTTTGGTTGTATGTAACGTCTTACCATGCTGCATATATGGATATTGTTGGCGTGTTTAATGGTTCGTCCTCAGGTTGGTTAATTTACCAAAATGGAACCAATCTTGACGCTTATATAAATGGAAGCACAATGATCTCTGCAACTGCACCATCTACTGGAGCATGGCATCATATTGCGATGACAAGGGACGGAACAACTCTAAGAATGTTTGTAAATGGCAGTCTTCATGGAAGTGCTACAACTAGTAGCACAGGTAATTCGCAAACGCAGTATCCTCTTCTACTTGGTGAAACAGGCAGTAGAAACGCTCTAAATGGATTTATAGACGAGTTTAGAATAACACTTGGCAAAGCTAGGTACACCTCTAATTTTACAGCACCAACAGAAGAATTTCTAGCTATATAGGAGATAAAGATGCAAATAGCAATAATTAAAGATAACGCAGTAGAAAAGATAGGAGAGCACACGGTTCTTTTTCCTAATGTTGGGTTTCCTGGCGGAATGCCCACAGAGTCTTGGATGACAGAAAACTCTGTAATGCCTGTCACTGTGTTTCGATCGTATAATGGGCTTACCGAAAAAAGCACTCCTGTAGACCCTTACATAGAGAACGGAGTAGTTTATCTACATAAAATAGAAGCATTAGATGATAGCCAAAAAGCAGCGGCACAAACAGCAAAAGATAATTTAACCGCAGCACAAAATAGAGAAAGAAGAAATCATTTACTTGAAGAAACAGACTGGATGGCAAACAGTGATGTAACAATGACAGATGAGTGGAAAACATACAGGCAAGCACTTCGAGATATTACAAAACACAGCAACTGGCCTAATTTAAAACCAGGAGGCCCAGGAACAGAAGAAACTGACTGGCCAGTTAAGCCTTCGTAGGAGAGATAGATGGCATACTCAAAAGGACGAAGACTCGCAGATGTAATGAGTACAAGCGCAGGAATACCTACCGCTTCTATTCAGGATGATGCTATTACATCTGCAAAAATAAATGATGATGCAGTCGTAGCGGCAGCTATAGCAGATAATGTAGTAGATATAGCTCGCTTAAATGTATCTGACGGTTCGAATGGACAGTTTTTAAGAACAAACGGTGCAGGCACTTTATCTTTTGCATCAATAACTGCTGACACTGGACGAGCATATACAGACTGGACAATAAAAACAGGAACGTATACTGCAGTAGACAAGGATCAACTTATAGCAAATAGTGGAAGTGGGTTCACGATTACACTTCCCTCAGGCTCAGCAGGAGCCACAGTAGTTATATGCAATGCAGGAGCAGGAACTGTAACTGTGGGAAGAACTGGAGGACAAAAAATAAATTCAGCTGCAGAGGATGGCACTTTAGCACAAGGTGCCTCTGCCCAGCTAGTCTATGTCGATGATACTATCGGCTGGGTTGAGATTTAATTATGCCAGTATTAGGAGCAGCAGGCGGTGGTGGTGGAGGTGGTCAACTGCCCGTTATAAGTTTTCAATCATCTCGAACATGGACTCCTTCGTATGACCTAACCGCTTATGTATATGTAATAGGCGGAGGAGGCGCAGGCGGAGCAGTTAAATCGTCTAATGGGAATGCTGGAGGAGGTGGAGCAGGCGGCTGTGCAGTAAGTAAGTTAGACCTTAGCTCTGGCACAACTTATACAGTTACAATCGGAGCAGCTGGTGCGGCTTCAGATGCAAACGGTGCAGCAGTAGCAGGGGGTAATGGTGGTGCAAGCTCTTTCTCAGGCTCTGGAATTAGTACAATGACTGGAAATGGAGGAACAGGAGGCATTGCATCTACTTCTGGAGCTCCAGGAGCAACAACAGGAGCTGCAGGAGGAACTGCAACTGGAGGAACTCTTGGAAACTTTACTGGGGGTAAAGGAGGGGGCTTTCCTTCTGGTACCGTAAACTATGGTTGTGCAGGTGGTGGAGCTGTAGGTCTCTGGCAAAATGGAAACGATGCGGAACCGACAATTTCTGTTTATTCTTATTCAGCTCCAGGAGCTACGATAGGAATAGAAACAGGAGATATTAGTGGACAATTTGACTATCAAAGGGCGCACGGAGGAAGTTCTGGTACATGGGCATATGCGCCATGGACAACTGTAGAACCTTTTACTGGTATTTTTACTACGGAACAGACAAACCCAACAACGATAGGCTCATACAATGAAACCATGTATGGTAATGAATACAGAAATAGATATTCAGGAGGCTATTCAGAAGGTAGTCCCACAACTCGTGGTTATCTTAATAGTGGCAGCCACTGGTATGGCGGTATTTCTGCTCCTTTTCAAGGAGCAAAAGGAGTATCTGATGGAACTATATACGGACAAAAAGGAACTGCGGGTGGCGGAGGTGGCGGAACCTTTGCTTATAGTACCGCTACTCGATCAGGTGCTGGAGGACGAGGCATTATTCTTCTTTTTCCAGTGAGTTTAGGGGCATAATATGGCAGATATTAAAATAACAAAAGACGGTGTAAGTAATACTATAACTGGTTCTATGGCTTTTGCACAACAAGCCTACCCTACAAGTGAAGGATATTCCCATGAAGATGTAACTGTTATGCCCACTTCAGAACAGATTTCGGAAGATAAAAAAATGGAAGCAAGAGCATGGAGAGATTCAGAACTGTACAGAACCGATACTCTTTCACTTCTTACAGACCACCCAAAGAAAACAGAAATAGTCGCTTATCGAGTAAAACTAAGAGACTGGCCGAGTACTTCAGACTTTCCTGGTACTCGACCAACATTATAGGGCTTAGCCCAATTCCTAAAGGAGGAAATATGATATGAAAAAACTATTGGCTACGGGGTTAATAGCCCTCAGCCTTGGAGCCTGTGCGAGTACGTCCACTACTGAGTATTACGAAGCAATGGAAAGAGCAGCTCTAGCGCAGGCAAAGGTTCAAGAAGCAAGATATAACGCTCTAAGCAGGATTGCAGGAGAAGGCAACGAGGCAGCAACTGCCGCGGTTATGGCTCTCGCTATGACAAATCAAACTCCTATAGTTCCTCAAGCCCAACAGTCAGCAGCCTTAAAGTGGGCGTCTGTACTGTCTGGCCCAGTATCTTCATTAGGTGCAATGTGGTTATCTAATGATTCTACTAAAGCAATGGCTAGATATAATCGAGATACTTCTCTCGCACAAATAACAGCAGA